TATTGGAGCAGCTGTTATAGGACCCACTGTAAAAGGTCCTGCTATGATACCAACAGTTGTGTCATCGTATTCTGAATTTCAATCTGTTTTCGGTGATGTTGTTAGGAGTGGAAGCGAAGATTTTCAATATTTAACTTCTGTTACAGCGGAACAATATTTAAAACATTCAGGTAGGTTGACTGTTATTAGAATAATGGATGGAGATAGTGCTGTAACTTTTTCAAGAGCAACAGCCACTATACCATCTGGTAGTGGTGAATATGAGACTGGTAGTTCAGATCCAGGTTGGATAGATAATGCTGGATATCATTCATTTAAACTTAATACTATAAGTCATGGTGCTATAATGAATAATACAAGTTCACTAGCACAAACTAATAATTTATTATTATCTGGTTCAAAAGATAATGTTAGATGGGAAATACCAAATGGTACAGTAAATCCAGAGGTAGGTACATTTACTCTTTTAATTAGAAGGGGTGATGATAAAATTAATGCAAAACAAACTTTAGAAACTTGGAATAATCTTTCATTAGATCCAAATGCAAACAATTATATTTCAAAAGTTATTGGAGATCAATATGCTACAATAGATGTTTCAGATCCTTCTGATCCATTTATAACTTATAATGGTCAATATCCAAACAAATCAAAATATGTTTATGTATCAGATGTTAGAGATACAGTAGATTATCTTGATGAAAATGGTGATGTTAGACTTCCAGAAGCATCAGCATCACTTCCTGGTGAAGGTAGTGGTTCATATGAAGGTTCATTTGTTAGTGGATCAAACGGATATACTGGATTTGATGCTTTAGGGCATACAACTAATCGTGCAACAGAAAGTATGGTAAGATTCTATAAAGACATATCTGCTAGTGATTCACAGGGATACACAATTTCTTCAACAACAGCAAATGATGGGGGTTCTTCTTATATAGAAGCTCTTAATTTATTATCAAATGCTGATGAATATGATATTAATATGATTCTTATTCCAGGTATTATGGATAATTTAGAAAATGGTCATCATGGAATTATAACAAAAGCAATAGATGTTGCTGAAACAAGAGGTGATTGTTTTGTAGTATATGATTCAGCAGATTACAGTATTACTAGTCTTACAACTGTAACAGGTCAAGCTGAAAGTAGAGATAGTAATTATGCTGCTACTTATTGGCCTTGGGTTCAAATAAGTGACACACAAACTGGTGCATATAGATGGGTGCCACCTTCTACTTTATTGGCTGGTATTTATGCTTTTAATGATAAAATCGCAGCTCCTTGGTTTGCTCCAGCAGGTTTAAATCGTGGTGGATTGGATACTGCTATCCAAGCTGCTAGAAAATTAACACATTCTAATCGTGACACATTATATGAATCGAATGTTAATCCAATTGCAACATTTCCTGGTCAAGGTGTAGTTGTTTGGGGTCAGAAAACATTACAGAAGAAAGCTTCGGCTCTCGATAGAGTAAATGTAAGACGGCTAATGATTAAAGTTAAGAAGTTTATAGCTTCAGCATCAAGATTCTTGGTGTTTGAACAGAATAATGCTTTAACTAGAGAAAGGTTCTTAAATATAGCTAACCCATATTTAGAACAAGTTCAGGCACAAAGTGGGTTAAATGCTTTCAGAGTAGTAATGGATGATACTAATAATACTCCAGATGTGGTAGATAGGAATATGTTATATGGACAAATATTCTTACAACCAACAAGAACCGCTGAGTTTATTGTATTAGACTTTACAGTACAACCAACTGGTGCTACATTTCCTGAATAGTAGTGATGAAATTAATTGGAGGTCATAATAGACTTTTTGAAAAATATAATAGGAGAAATTAAATGGCGGAAAAAATAATATCCCCAGGTGTATTCACAAAAGAAATAGATGCTTCGTTTTTACCAGCAGCTGTAGGTGATATTGGAGCTGTTGTTGTAGGACCTACTGTTAAAGGTCCAGCTTTAGTACCAACAGTTGTAACATCTTATGCAGATTATCAAGCAAAGTTTGGCGATGTATTTCGAAGTGGAAGTGGTTATTATCAATATTTAACATCACATACTGCTAAAAATTATTTACAACATGCTGGAAAACTTACAGTTGTTAGGATAATGGGAGCTGGATATGCGCAAGCGACAGGATCAGTTATAACAGATGGTCAGGTTGGTGGTAGTACTTATGATGCTACATTTGCTAGTTCTTCTTTTAGTTTTCTTCATGTTCCATCTGGTTCATCACATAGTTCAAGTCAAGCTGATGAAATTACAATTGGTGGTGTAGATTTTACATTCATATCATCTTCTGCTGGACTTACAAATACTTCTACTCAAATATTTGTGGATTTTGCGAATAATGATGCAGATTCGGTATTAGCGGCATCTACAACTACAACAACAGTTGCGGCTAATTTTAGAGATGCTATCAATAATAGTAGTTCTTTACATAATTTGAATATATCAGCATCTACTACTGGTTCAGCATTTGGTGCAGATGCGGGTGATACTAATATGGTAACAATATCTGGTTCATACGCTGGTACAGCAGGAAATCATACTATTACAACTGGTTCAGGTAATGACAGTGTTGCAACAACAGTTGGTTTTATATCAGGAGCAAGTGGAGCTGATTTTGGTGATGCTGGTTTTAATACAGAGGGTGGACTTGATACATCAACTGCTTCTGAAACTTCTTTTGTATTACATACTTTAGCAGATGGTGAGATTATGAATAGTATTGGGGATAGTGGGGTTTCAGATACAACTATTGGAAATAACGAAGTTTTACCTGATGGTACTAGTAACAATCTTAGATGGGAAGTATCTACTGTAAATAAAAAGAAAGGTACATTCAATCTTTTAATTAGAAGGGGTGATGATACTATTAAACAAAAACAAACTTTAGAAACTTGGAATAATCTTTCATTGGATCCAAAAGCTAATAACTATATTGATAAAATTATTGGAAACCAAGATATATCAATAAATCAAACAGATGCATCAGATCCATTTTTAACATATAATGGTGATTATACAAACAAATCAAAATATGTTAGAGTAGAAACAATTAAAAAAACTCCTGATTATTTGGATGAAAATGGTAATATAAGATTGAATGATGCCGCTATAGGTTCTCATCCATCTATGTCATTACCTGCTGTTGGTAGTGGTTCAGTATGGGGTGCTTTTGGTGGTGCAACTGATGGAACTGTAACTCATCCAATAACATTTAATGAAAATATAACAAACACAAGTACTCAAGGATTTGATTTAAGTGTAGCAGCTCAAAAAGAACAATATACAGTGGCTCTTAATTTATTAGCAAATAAAGATGAGTATGATTTTAATTTATTGTTATTGCCAGGAATCGTTAGAAGTTTTAGTAATCATACATCTATAGTAACAAAAGCTATTGATATTTGTGAAGATAGGGGAGATGCATTTTATATAGCAGATACTGTTGATTATAGTACTGATAATTTAGGATCTGTAATAACTCAAGCAAAAGCTATGAACTCAAATTATGCAGCTACTTACTGGCCTTGGATTCAGACAACAGATTCTCAAACTGGACAGAATGTATGGGTGCCACCATCAGTAGTAATGGGTGGAATATATGCATTTAATGATAAAATAGCTGCTCCATGGAATGCTCCTGCTGGTTTATTAAGGGGTGGTATAGATACAGCAGTACAAGCAAAAAGAAAACTTACACATAAAAATCGAGATGATTTGTATTCTTCAAATGTTAATCCTTTAGCAACATTCCCAGGACAAGGGGTTGTTGTTTGGGGTCAGAAAACATTACAGAAGAAAAATTCAGCTCTTGATAGAGTAAATGTTAGACGATTACTTATTAAGGTTAAAAAGTTTATTGCAGCAAGTTCTCGATTCTTAGTATTTGAACAAAATAACGCTACTACAAGAGAAAGATTCTTGAATATTGCAAATCCATATCTTGAACAAATACAATCTCAAAGTGGATTAAATGCGTTTAGAGTAGTAATGGATGAATCAAATAATACACCAGATGTAGTTGATAGAAATATCCTTTATGGTCAGTTGTTCTTACAACCTACAAAAACTGCTGAGTTTTTAGTATTAGACTTTACGATACAACCTTCAGGTGCAACATTTCCTGAATAATTAGTATAAAATAATACATTAAGGTGGGGTTTATTAAAAATATAAACCCCATTTTTTTTACTTTTTAGATATTTATATATGAAAATATATGTGTTGTTAATACACTAAATTTATCAGGAGAAAAAGTATGGCAACTTTAATTGATGCAAATCAGGCGATGTTTACACCGTTTGAACCTAAACTTAAAAATCGTTATGTTATGTCTATAGAGGGGATACCAGCGTATCTTATTAAAACTGCAAACAGACCTTCAATTACATTTGAGGAAGTTGAACTTAATCATATGAATGTAAAAAGATATGTTAAGGGTAAAGCAACCTGGGAATCTATTGAATTTACAATGTATGACCCTGTTGTTCCATCAGCCGCTCAAGCAGTAATGGAATGGGTTCGTTTGGGTCATGAATCAGTAACTGGTAGAGATGGATATTCAGATTTTTATAAAAAAGATGTTACTGTTCAAGTATTAGGACCTGTAGGTGATGTAGTAGAATCTTGGAAACTTAAAGGTGCTTGGATACAAGCTGCTAATTTTAACGATTTAGATTTTGCTTCAAGTGATCCAGCTGAAATTTCAGTAACTTTAAGATATGATTATGCTATACTTGAGTTCTAAAGGATAATTAATAATAATGATTAAAATCCCTGACTAAAAAAGTTGGGGATTTTTTCATTATGTATATATTTATATATGAAAATGTTATGTAAAATTTTTAAGAGGTTATTAACTATGTCTGACAATAAACAATTAACAACATTTAATGAAATAATAGAAGTAGTTTTAGAACACGAAGGTGGTTATGTTAATGACCCAACTGACTTGGGTGGTGAAACAAAGTATGGCATCACTAAAAGGTTTTATCCAGATGTTGATATTAAAAATCTAACAATCGAACAAGCTAAAACAATATATCATACAGATTATTGGAGAAGAGCTAAATGTGATGAAGTTCCACCACATTTACGACATATCTATTTTGATATGACAGTAAATTTTGGACAGGGTGGGGCAGTTAAAGTTTTACAAAGAGCAGCAAATGCTAAAAATAAAGAAAAAATTAAAGTTGATGGTGGTATCGGACCAGCAACACTTAAAGCAATTCAGAACCTTGAACTTGAGAGAGTACGAGCTTATCGAGTTTTAAGATTCGCTAATTTAGTTATCAAAAAGCCAGAACAAGAAAGATTTTGGTTTGGTTGGTATAGAAGGGCAACGGAGGTATAAAAATGTCAGAGGAACAAAAAGGATATAAATTTCCAACAGAAGTAGTTGATTTACCAAGTAAAGGAAAATTATATTCAGAAGATTCACCATTAAGGGATGGTAAAATTGAATTAAAATATATGACTGCTAAAGAAGAAGATATTTTAACATCACAAAATCTTATTAAAAAGGGATTGGTAATTGATAAACTTTTAAATTCATTAATTGTGACTGAAGGTGTTAAAGCTGATGATTTATTAATTGGTGATAAAAATGCTATTATGGTAGCTACCCGTATTTTAGCTTATGGTGGGGAATATGAATGTGAAGTTGTCGATCCGAATAGTGGTGATAAAATAAGACATACATTTGATTTGACTGCTTGTGAATTTAAAGAACTCCCAGACGATGCTAAATATTCTGAAAATCACTTTGAATTAGAACTTCCTATTACTAAAGCTAAAATAACATTTAAACTTTTAACCGGTAAAGATGAAACTTCCATATCAAAAGAAATAAAAAGTTTAGAAAAAATAGGTCAATCAAGCGAAATAACAACAAGATTAAAGCATATTATTACTTCCATTAATGGAGATGATTCAAAATCTACCATTTCTGGTTTTGTAGATAATATGTTATCAAAAGAATCATTATTTTTAAGAGATGAAGTACAAAGAATAAATCCTGATATAGATTTAAAACAAGAAATAGAAATAGGAGGAGAAACGACAGAATTGGATATACCCATGACTGTCGAGTTCTTTTGGCCTAAAACCGGAGCATAGGCCACAAATACACGAAAGTATATTTCAATTAATATATTTTGGACAAGGATTTACACATAGTGATGTGTATAATATGCCTTCATATCTTAGAACTTTTTACATACAACAATTAGTAAAAGCTAAGGAAACAGAAAAGAAGGAAATGGAAAAAATTAAGAAAAAACCAGGTATGTCTAAACCTTCTAGTTTTTCAAAAAGTCCCCCTAAATTATAGTAATATAATAATAACTTTTCTATAAATTCTATATTTATATATGAGTTGGTACATCCAATTTTAGGAGAAGTTAATGTCAAAGAAAAAATCATATATGGATAATACAAATATTATACAAGAGGGATTTTTTGAAACCTTGAAAAAATATTTGATTAAATATCCAAAATTAAAAAAAGATAAAAAAGTAAGAAGCAGTCTTAAATCTTTAAATCATGAAATAAAAGAGTTGGAAAAAATGTTTAGAGATTTAGATCCAAAAAATAAAAGACTTAAATTATCTAAATACAAATTAACGGATTTTATATAGGAATAAGTAATGGCCCAAGAAAAATTTAATCTAGATTTAGCTAAAGAAATGCTACAAATTAGTAAAGAAGATGTTAGCAATACTAAGAAAAGAGCACAATATCAGAAAAGTATTGATGATACATTAACTGATATAGTTCAAAATCAAAAGGATAGTGAACAGTTAGCTATGATAACATTAGATTTAGAAGAAAGGATAATGATAGCCAATGCTGAAGGTAATAAAGAATTAGAAAAAAGATTGAAAATTTTAAAAAAAATCGTAACTGTAAAAG